CAAAACCTTTTGACCAGTATTTTGTGCAGCACTAACTAACATCGTAAATTCATTTGCTGCTTCTTCATTAAACTCATTTACAGTAATCATAACAGGATCAGAGCGCAATTCAATTTCTTTAACAAGAGGAGAAATGTCTTGAATAAAATTAATCATTTAAATAAAATTTCCTTATAGTGTTTTTAGTGTTTCAATAGTAGTGGAGCCAATTTTTCTTGCAACTTCTTTTCCATCAACAAGCTTAACGAAAGTAGGAACATTCATTACTTGATATTTTGTTGCTGTATCCATATCTTCAGAAATATCAATAACCTTTATGTTTAAGTCATCTCTTACACTTTCATTCAAAGTGCTTTTCATCATTTTACAAGGGCCGCACCACGGTGCACTAAAAAATAAAATTTGAGTATCCATATTAAACCTTTAAAATTATATTATAATATTTTTAACAATATTGTACAAATTTATGCTGAAATATTGTCCCATCCCCATGAGTCACCACTCATTCCATCAGCATTATAGTCAGTTACAGTTCCTTCGAAGAAGTTCTTAAAACTATCTCCATTAATAATCCAGTCTAACCAATCTAAAGGATTTGTCTTGACTTTAAAATTAGGCTTAAGCCCTAATTGAATTAGTCTGCGATCAGCAAGATATCTTATGTACTTCTTAACTTCTTCTTTATCTAATCCTTCAATATCACCCATTTCGTATGCCAAGTCAATAACTTTATCTTCTAACTTAACTGCTTGACGATACATTTTATAAATTTCTTTTTTAAATTCGTCATTAACAATGCGAGGATGTTCTTTAACATATTCTCTAAACAATTGCGTCATTCCTTGAACGTGCATTGTCTCATCTCTAATAGACCATTCAACAATCTCACACATTCCTTTCATCTTGCCAAAACGCTGATAGTTTAGTAACATCACAAAAGCGCTAAACAAACTCATTCCTTCGTTACAAGCTGATTGTGCAAGTGCTAATCCTAGTCCTTTTTTAGTACTTACATCGTTTTGCTGCATAAATTCAATTTTATCGCTCATTTGCTTGTATTCTAAGAATGCACTATATTCTTCTTCAGGAAGACCTAGTGTATCGTTAAGCAGAGCATAACTACGTTGATGCGTACCTTCACGATTTGCAAAGCTTAATAGCATACTCCTAATTTCATTATTCTTAAATTTAGGAATAAACAGATCACAATAATTACCTCCTACTTGTACATCACTTTGTGTAAATAGACGAAGTATCTGTGTGATATGATTCTTTTCTTCTTTAGAAACCTTGCCTCCTTTCCATTGATTCACATCTTCTTGAAGCTTTGCCTCCCAGCTTCCCCAGTGAATCTTTTCATGACTTTCAGCAATTTCCATCGCCCATGCGTATTTAAAGGGCTTATAAGTTGTGTTATATTTTAATAATGACATTTTTTATCCTTGACAGCTTAAACATTCATCAGGATCACTAAAATCTTGTAGTCTATCCTGTTCTACTTTTTGACTTACCTTCTCTGCTGATGCTCCAGCGTTTGTACGAAGGTAATACAAACCTTTTAACTTCTTTTTCCAAGCTCTAATATGAACAGAATTTACATATGCTTTATCAGTTCCAGCTGGGAAAAATAAATTAACACTTTGTCCTTGACAAATAAATTCTTGTCTGTCTCCTGCATGATCTACAATCCAACGCTGATCCAATTCGAATGCAGTTTTAAATACTTGTTTGTGCCAATCTGACATGTAATCTAAATGTTGAACAGAACCTTCGTTTAGAATTATTGTTTTCCATTGAGCATTTATCCACTCTTGCCTATCATCAATTTCAGCTGCTGTTTCTGCATATTCCCATAAAACCTTTTCCAAATGAGGATTCTTTACAAGATAAGATCCAACTCTTGTTCTATGTGTATATGCATTACTCTTCCAAGGCTCAATAGATGGTGATGTTCCTGCAATAATTGAAGAGTTAGCATTGGGAGCAATTGCCAACAAATGAGAATTACGAACACCATGTCCAACGCCATCAGGACATTCTCCTTTAGAAATCGCCAACTCCATTGTTCTCTGTTTAGCTTTTTCTTTAATATCCATGAATATACCTTTGTTTGCTGCAACAGCAATACCGCTTTCAAACGGGATATTCTTTTTTTGCAAATAAGCGTGGAAACCCATTGCACCTAATCCAAGGCTTCTTTCAGCTCGAGCTGAGCTTATTGCACGTGATAAGCTTTCTGGAGCGTTATCAACAAAGAATTCAATTACATTGTCGAGATATTCTATAAGATCACCTACAATTGTTGTATCTTGCCATTCATCATATTTTTCAATATTGAGTGAGCTTAAACAACATACAGCACTTCTTTCAGGAGAAGTTGCCAAATGAATTTCGTTGCAATTATGTACGAGAATATTATTAGCAAAAAAATTGCTATTATCTTTAACAGTTATATCAAAGACAGGCTCTTTAGATTCTCTTTTAATTATTTTTAGTCCCATATTTTTCTACCTTTTGTCCATTCTTTACAATTAATTTCGCTTTAAGAGAAAACTAATTCATCATCTTCTTTGAGATCTTTAGCACTTACATATCCTCTATTCGAAGTATATACTTTATGATCAGGAGTACAAACTATCTTTTGTCCTGTTTCTTCATCTATGATTTCAAGAACTTCTGCACTTTCGCTAATTAGACCCGCATCAGAAATCTCTTTATATTCTACTTCTTTAGTATCAATATTATAAGACAATACATAAATCTCTTTACCTTCATTAAAGAGATTTACAACTTCTTCTAGTGATATTTGAGAAATAGGAATATTATCAATTAATACGTCAATCTTAGTATCTCCTGTCAGACAAAGATTTGATCCGTGTATTTTTAATCCTAGATCTTTTTGAAACTGCGGAAGGTGCCTATTTGCCTCGTCAATAAAATTAACATAGGGCTCACCTGTTCTAAATCTTACCTGTAGAACTCTTTGCCATAACTGCCTAGCGTCTACAGTATCTCTAACTGATCCATCGTTAGGATCTAATAAATTCCAACTATTACCTTTTACTACTGCTTCCATAAAATCATCTGTAATGTTAACAGCATTATTTAAATTAAAGCATTTACGATTAACGTCACCACCTGTAGGCACTCTAATATTTAGAAATTCTAAAATGTCAGGATGTGAAATATCCATATAAGCTGCATAAGAGCCTTTTCTAGTTTTTCCTTGACGATATGCTGTCATATCACTATCAACTGTTTTAAGAAAAGGAACAGGCCCTGGTGAAATAGAGCTATTAGATCTAACATCGCTCCAATGTCCTCCAACACCTCCACCCTTTACAGACATCCAACGTAATTCATCTGAATGGGATATTAGACCTTCTAAAGAGTCATCAACGTATGTCAAAAAGCAAGAAATAGGAAGTCCTAGCTCGGTTTTTCCAGGAGCAGGTGCATTTGATAAGATTGGACTACTAAACATAAACCAACCTTTAGATGCGTAATCATATATTCTTTGTGCAAGTTCTAAGTCATCAAAAGAGAATGCAACAGCTGCTCTTGCAAAACTTTCTTGAGGTGAGACTTCTTCTTCATTCATATAATAGTCTCTAAGAAGATTTTTTGAAAAATCAGTTAAAATATTGTCTCTATCCAAATCTATAACAATGCCATGGCATTCTTTTTTCATAGTATATTATTTCCTTTTACTAATCTGAACTACCAATCTTTCCATCACCTCTTCTAGAAGATTGGGATAGATTTATATATTCTTCTTGACTTATGACATCAAATTGGTTGTCACATTTTACAATTACAATTTGAAATGGTAGTTTGCTATTTTTCTCTATTGTATATTCTTGAGAAGATGTGTTAATACAGTTAACAAAAACTTCGCCAGTATATCCACTATCAATAACTCCAGCTCTAACTTTGAGAGGAGTTTTTGTAATCGATCCTCTTTCTTGTATTAAAGCTACATATCCAAGTGGAACAAAAAGTCGAAGTCCTGTACTAATTAATGTTCTTTCACTATTATATTCACCCGTCTGTGGTTTTACAACAACATCGTCACTACAATTAAATAAGTCTAATCCTGCACTCTCTCCTCCGTATGCAGGAGTATATCCTGTATCTGGATTAATGTCATTATGAGTCAATACACTTCTAAGTTCTTCTGATATGTAAATTTTAGTCATCTTTTTGATTTACTTCCTTCCATTTTTCTCTAAGTTTTTCTTTCATGCTGTTATTATCTTGAGTTACTGCTTCTTTTAAAGTAAGCTCTGTGTCATCCAAGATAGTAAATTTAGATTTTGCAGTATCAATATTAATTGGAAATAATAGACCATCACGGCCTGCACGATTTTTTGCAACAAAAATTCTGCCTGTTCCTTCAGACTTTTCCATAGGCTTTCTACTAATAGAGAGTACAACATCTGCTACTTGTGCTTTTCCATATGATTCACCTAAGTTTTCGAGTCCAACAACATCTGACTTTGATGAATCTTTGTTTGCTTGTGATGCTGTCCAAATAGGAATATTTAAGTCAACTGCTAGATTACGTAATTCTGTATAAATAAGTTTAAGTTCATGTCTTAATGAGTCATAAGCCCTTGAAGACTTCATAACATCAGCATAGTCAACTGTGACTAGACTTGGCTTAAAGCCTTTGAGGGTTAACTTTTCAATATGATTTCTTAATGTAAGTACAGAAGCAGATCCTGTTGGATATTCTTTAATAATAAGTTTTCCTAGATCCATTTCCTTGTATTTGTCAATAACTTCGTTTTTTCTTTCAATAATCTCATTCGAAGGAATGTCGCACAAGTTAGAATCATATCTTTTTCCTGTTTCATGTTCTGAAAGCTCGAAAGTATAATGAATAACATTTTTTCCTGCCTTCATAGCAGCACACCCCATTGCTACTAAGAAGTGAGATTTTCCTACACCTGTATTTGCAGCAACAACACCTAGTTCTCCACGTCCTAAGCCTCCACGTAAAATATCTTGTGCATCAATTCTATCTAATCCTGTTGGACACACCTGTCTATTAATCTGAACAAAGCGTGCTTCAATATCATCAAAGAAGTCGTGTCCTGAAGAATTGGGCATGCCTACAGAAATAGCGTTTTTCATAATATTAAGAACAGACTCATACTTTTCTGTCTGAATGAGTTCGACACTTTGTTCTAGTGCATCTTTAAATGCTTGACGCTTGCAAAATTCAAGTGACTTATCTTTTACATATTGCAAGTCACCAACGTCAGGATTTGTCTTCATCCGGTGAAGATATTCAATGATTTGATCACGAAGTACTGAATCTTTAGAGTTTGACAAGTCTTCTTTAATAATTGTAATTAAGATCGTAAGTGTTGGAAATGTTTTATATTTTCCGTAGTATGTAAAATATTTTTCACAAAGGTATGAAAGATACTTTAGGTCAAAGTAATCTGGGTTTACTACTTCAATCATTTGAGCAGACCAAGCAGGATCAGTAAGCATACTTTGGAAGACTTTTTCTTGAAAAGCTTTTCCAAATTTAGAAAAGTTTTGTTGACTCATTAAATATTATTCCTTAGATTAGACAAGATTTAATTGCTATTAAAAATGTATGTACGTCGAAAGAGTTTAAACCTTCTCGGTTGAGTATTCTTAGAAGATTCATTTTATTAATTTTATGTTCTTTTAAATCAAATTGATGATTAATCTTTTTTATTTGATCAGCACTCAACATAGCTGAGTCTAGATACATCAATTTCCAATTTTTTTCTAATTGTGATTCATTATTTATTATATTATCAAAAAGCTTTATTTTACAACCAGAAGTAACTTTTTTATTTGCTTCATTTATTATATCATAAATAGTTGTTGCTTCATTCTGGATCAAATCTGGAAATCTCTTTGATATGCTTTTTATTCCGGCACCCTTGATGCCTTTTATTCCATCGCTAACGTCTCCTGCAAAACATCTTGCAAGACAAAAATTGCTAGCTGGGACGCCCCATTTTTCTAATACATATTTGTCATCAATCAATTGTTTCTTGTTAGGAGACCAAATTTTTGTTTGCTCATTTAGTAATTGATAATAGTCTTT